AAAGTCTAGTTTAACGAATAGTTGTATTATAGAATGACAATTCGTAATTATTACGGGTTGTCGTTCTCTTTTTTTATTAAGGGGGTTTTATGAAAGTAAAAATAAAAGGTTCTATCTTATCGCTATTGCTTTCTCTTTTTCTTTCATTGTCGGTTCCATTTTCGTCCCTGGCTGATTTGGCTACTAATAGTCAGGCTACATATGCTACTGAATATATTGGTATTGCTCCTATGAGTTCTATTAGTATAATTCAAAATACTGTGGATTATTCTGACGTAGCTATTGAATTGGCTTATTATGATATGTCGAATGTTATTAAATATGCTTATGCCAATGTTTCGTCTGATGGTAGTTTTAACATGTCTCGTCCATCTGATATGGTAAGCGTTATTCGTTTTGGTGTTGTTGTGAATAAACGGTCGTTGCCTTCTTCTGGTACATTTTCATTTGTTGTAGATTTTGCAATGCATACACCTATGACATATGGTTCATCTTTTGTTTATTTAACCAGAGTAAATACAAATGCTACCTCAGAATCCACTTTATCGTATGATTTGGGTTTAGTACAAAACTATGGTGATTTTCAGGTTTCTGGTGTTTTGCGTCTTGGTCTTGTGAATTCTGTTGCAATTATGGCTACTGTTGTAAGCTCCGTTCCTACTACTATTTCCGGTGTCGTTAAAATTAAATTTACAAGGAGTTCTTCTACTCCTGATGTGATTTCTCCCGGTGCTGATTCTGTTGAACAGGATATACAGAGTAATATATCAAATAATACTGGAACTTTGGTCGAGCAACAAGAAGAAACGAATGGTTTATTGGTTGAAATAATTCAAACTATATCGAATCAGCTTAAGGCGTTTTGGGATCAATTAGCCGGGGAATTTACGAATCTTTACAATAAAATGAATCAGCAGCATCAGGAAAAATTGGAAGCTGATCGCAATAACACAGAAGATATCATTGACAATAACAATTCCAATACTGATAAAATTACCGAAAATCAGGATAAAAATACCGATCAAGCGTTAAATGGTTATGATTCCTCTGCATTAGATAATAGTTCCAATGATTTAAATGATACGTTAACAGAATACAGTGATTTGGAGAATAGTATCACGGAATCCATGGGTTCCCACTTAGAAGAATTTGAATATAACGATATATCCGGATATCCTTCCGGGGTGCTTGCTTCTCTTCTCTTTTTCGGTAACTATACACAGGATATTTTTGAAACAATAGGTAATTTCAATCTTTCTATTACATTAGGCTTAACACTTACTTTTGTATTAATGTTGATTGGATATTTTCGTTACGGGAGGTAAGCAATGTTTGCATTTTTCAGCTCTGTAATTCAGCTTATCGGCTTTGTGATTAACTTTGTAATTAATGCATTTAAAATGCTGATTATGCTCATTACACAAATCCCAAAAGCCATAGCATTTATTGTTTTATCAGTGACCTATCTCCCACCATTTTTAGTTACGTTTATCATGCTTTTTATCGCCGTTTCTGTCATTGTAACGATCTTGAATAAGGGGGAATGATATGCAGGATTTTTTCGATTTCTTTCTATATTTCATCGGTAAAGCTGTTTCATTCTTGCTTTCCATTCCGTTGGGATTAGGCTTTACATATGGGGAAGCAATGATCGGCTTAACTGTTTTATCCGTTTTAATTACTGCCCTTGTCGTGCGTTATCATCGTGAAAAAATCAGTTAGCAAGGGGGAATATATTCATGTTTGAGCCTGTAAAAGTAGTCCTTAATTCCATGATAACATGGTGGACTATGATTGTAAATACGCTTTTAAACGGTATGGGTTATGTAGGTGTATCTATTATTGGATTGGCCATTTTGCGTAAAGTGGTTAATGTTTGGAGGAGGGTAAAGTGATTAAAAATGTTTGTCATTTATTGTCTGTTATATGTTTTGTATTTGCTTTTATTCTTGGGTTTCCTGTTGTATCCTACTGCAATTTATCTACTCCTTCTGATGCTTCTGACAGTGGGCTTTATGGTACTGATAATACAACTTCTTTAGATGCGCCGTTTGATATGGAGGATTTAGAAAATGAGGAAGATTTTTTGGAGGATACGGAAGATTTTTATACGTCTGATTTACTATCGGGTATCTATGATGCCGTCATGGATATCCATGATCTTCTCTCTCCTGCTACTCCATCAGCAGCGGAATATGCGGAGGATACGGAAATTTACGAAACGGTTGAGCCGTATTCTGATGATTTTGCTTTTATTACTCCTTTTGGTGCTTCTGGCTCATTCTTTGATCGGAATGTAGTTGTTTATACAGGTACATTTAAAGGTGAAGCTTGTAAGCTTGTCATAACGTCAGATATGCAAAAGTATATTTGGCGTAACCCGTCAGACGGTGCCTTGTATTGTGTGTCGTCAAATCCTGATGTTTACCGCGTTGTGGGCCGTTTGTTTTATACAGATACGTTTGATCAATCTGATTATAATTACCATTTGTTTCAATTAACATCAGTTATAGGGCCGTCGGCTCCTACTCAGCTTTTGCAAACCGGATATATGTCAACCAGACAATCGTATACAAGGGCTACATCTAATACTATGAATCAAACAAATACATCTGGATTGTTTTATGCATCGGAATGGGTTGATTATAGTGTTGATTCTGCCGATTTTCGGATATATGTTGCTGTTGTTGTAATTGCGTTTCTTATTGGAGGTATTCTTTTATGCTCATGGAAAAACTCGCGTCAATTATAGGCGTAATTCCTCAAGGTAGAGAAGATATTGTGTACGTCATTACGTGCCTTGTCTTTCTATATATACTGGATAGCTTTGTCAGCTTCCTAAAAATCGCATTTAAGGGCCTTAAGTAGCCCGGAAAGGAGACAAATATGAGTACTGTTTTAGGTCTTGTTACTACGTTGCTCACTTGGATGTTGTCCAGCTTTACCGCTATTACTACATGGCTTGTGGGTAATGATCTCGGCGGTGTATACCTTGGTATTTTCATCGTTGGCGCCTGTGTTGCTATGATGTTTAGAGTTCTTCATTCAGCGTAAAAAAACGGCTGAAATAGCCAGAAAGGAGTTTTTATGGAAGAAACTGGTATCTCTACAGTATTATCGCTTGTAACTACTCTGCTTACTTGGATGTTATCCTCTTTTACTAAGATAACAACCTGGTTAGTAGGTAATGATCTCGGCGGTGTATACCTTGGTATATTCATCGTTGGGGCCTGTGTTGCAATGTTGTTCCGTGTGCTTCATTCAGCATAATTAAACAAAAAGGAGTGGAAATGATGATTACATTTTTAGATTCCATGATGGACCTTATTCTATATTTTTTAGGGAGTATCACTATTGATGATATCATTATTTCTGCTCCCGTCTTGTTTGTGATTTTCAGTATGTTATTTTTGATTTTCAGAAAGGCGGTCGGTCTTAGATGAAAATTTTATTCTGGTTCTTTTGTGCCTATGTATTGTACATATGTTACTATGCATATAAGTTTAGGAATCCATATAAATTGATCATGATTTTTGGTAAAAAAGGTTCTGGAAAAACAACGTTTTTAACAAAACTTACACTTATGTATTTAAAGAAAAATAGGCCTGTATACAGTACAACGGAAGTCCCTGGCGCTATCCTCTTTAACCCTAAAGACTTGGGCTTTATCCATATCCCGGAAAATGCTGTTATCCTCATTGATGAAGTCGGACTTGTCTGGAATAACCGTGATTTTAAGTCATTCAAGAAGGAATACCGGGAGTATTTTAAGATGCAAAGGCAGTATAAGCATACGGTGTATTTGTTCTCTCAGGCTTTTGATATTGATAAATCCTTGCGTGAATTAACTGACGCAATGTATCTTATGCGGTCGTATTTTGGTGTTTATTCCGTGGCTCGCCGTATTAATCGTAAGATAACGATTGTCAGTGCTTCCTCTGCTGGCGGTGCTGGCGAAAGCCGTATTGTTGATGATCTGGCTTTTGATTCTCTCTTGCTCTTTTGGGCCGGCTCGATTAAGCTGACATGGATACCGAAATATGCTCAGTATTTCAAAAGCTTTAATCCTCCCCCGCTTCCAGATAGTGGCGAGTTCCGTTATTGCCCTATCCCACCGTTACCATACACAAATAGAAAGGAGCATGTACTATATGTATTATCTGGTATTCGGACTATTCCTGTTCGGTTGCATAAGCTTTTTGTACTGTATATTCAAGCTGTTATCAGCCGTATTGCGGACGGGAAAACGTCCCGTAGGCGATAAAGAAAAGGAGGTATTATGAAAAAATTTGCTAGTTGGTTCTTTGCTAATATTGATCGTTTTACTTATGTATATTGTACTTTTGTTTTATCTTGTTATCTTGTGTCGCTTGGTGCTAAGGCATCTTTAATGGGGGTTTTTATTTCTTTGGTATTGGCTTTTATTTATACTTATGTTGTGTCATCTGGTAAACGAAATTAATCTATTAATTATGTTTTATTTTATAGATAATGACTATTCCTATAACCAGGACTATCCATGGCCATTTTTCTATCATGTATTCCATAATCTTGCCTCCTTCCGCTCCATCACAACGAACCAGCCACGAGCGCACTTTAGGTGCGCCGTGGGTGGCATCATTTAAAGTGAATTGGCCCGTTATTGTCTCTACCTATGATAATCCCGTTGTTGTTCTCTGTGTTGATGGCCTGCTTCTCTCCTGCTGTTTCGTTCATGTCTTTACGGATTAGATCGTTTACATATTTATTTAGAGATTCATATCCTTTTTTCTTCCAGTGTGCTTCTATTACTTTCTTTTGTCCTTTTGGTACATTAAATATACACCTATCGTATTTTTCTTTTTGATATTCTTGTATATATTTTGCTTGGTCAAATTCGCTCATATTATTCCCCTTTTTTGCATTGTGTCACTAATGCATAAAAATGTTATTTGCATTTTGTCACTAATGTACATTTACATATTGTCACTAATGTGCTATTATTTATATGTAACATACAGTATATCAAAAAAAGTTAAAAATTGAAAGGGGATTTATTATGACAAAGAAGGAAACTACAATATTACGAGGTATGTATGATGAAGCAATGGATAATTATATGACATTCGTCTTAAAACATGAAAATGCTCCTGCTGATATTCTGGAACGTGCCTGTATTATGACAGATATATATAAGACGCTAATCAAGGATAACAGCGAAAACAATGATAATAACGAGGTCGGGGCCTAGCCCCTCCCCTTTAATGTAGCCTGATTGATTTCAGAAGGTCACAAGCCCTTGTAAATACAGAGTGAAGGTTGAGAAATAAGACCGCAGGCAATCAGGCATGGATACCTCTTTAGGCAGCACATGTTAAAGGCTTATTCTGTAGAAACGATTAGTTCACATAGCCAGAAAGCGAGACCGAACCTTTATTCTTGATCATTGTCCAATTGGTTGTTGTGGGTGCATCGGTAACCCTCATGTTGGCGATAAATGGAAATACCATTCATTACGGTCGATGTAAACTCCCGTAATGGCTCATTGAAAATTTCATATTAAAGGAGGATTTATTAATGAAAGTTAAAGTTTTAGGCGTTCAGGTAGTCGATTATGTCAGTCGCAAAACTGGCAATCCGGTAAAGGGTGTAACATTACATTCGGTGCATAAGGATCCGCAGGTTACGGGCGAAGCGGTTTCCAATATCTTCATTAGTGATAACTTGAACCTTCCATGCATTCCAGAGCTCGCTCCTGGCCAGATTGTAGACGTAGAATATAACAATCGTGGCTTTGTTTGTGATGCCCGGATTCAGAAGTAATGTTTTGGCTACTGCCAGTAACTAGCGGTAGCCATTGTACCCCTTTTTCCTTGATTGCGCCTGAAAGGCTTACTCTATCGGGTCGTGGTAACTGTGAACGGAAAATGGGAGCATCGCCGGGGGGCCCATTTTCACGGACGTACCCTTGTTTTACGCACTCTCAAGCTTAAAGGCTTCAGCGCTATCGTCCCTGATTCCAGACAGCATAGAAAGGGGCCTGTATAGTTGGTGTATTCAAGTGGTCGGATTCGTCCCATCAAGCTTAAGGCCCTCGTGTATCCCGCAAGGGTACACAACGTTTACACGGCCCCCTGCATTATGCCCTCGCGAGCGCACGCTCGCCTGTCCGGGTTAGTATTACCCCGGACTTCTGTCGCAGACCTCGGCAAGCCTGATCAAATCTAGGTTTTAGACCTTGCGACACCAATTTGTCGCACTTGTCGCAGTCGCATAATTGGTCGCAAAAATCATGAATAAGGGGAGATATGAAAATGTCAAATGATACACAAAGCCGTAAATGGCAATTAACAATTAACAATCCTGTTGAAAAGGGATTTACACATGATTTTTTAAAAGAAGTTCTTGCCGATATGAAGTCGGTGGTTTATTATTGTATGGCTGATGAAATTGGTGAGGAAGGAACTTACCATACCCATTTATATATACATAGTAAAGGCGGAATCCGCTTTTCAACATTAAAAAAGAAATTTGATGGTGCACATTTTGAAATGGCGAAAGGTACGGCACAGCAGAACATGGAATATGTATCTAAAACCGGAAAATGGAAAGACAATAAAAAGTCTGAAACGTGTGTACCTGATACATTTGAGGAGTACGGGGAAATGCCGTTAGAAAGACAAGGCTGTCGTAATGATATAGCTGATTTATATGCAATGATTAAGGAAGGGCTTTCAGATTATGAGATATTGGAGCAAATGCCCGAAAGTCTTTCGAACCTTGATAAACTGGATAAAGTTAGGCAAATTCTGATTCAGGAAACCTATAAAAATGAGTTCAGGAATCTTGATGTATCTTATGTGTATGGCAGTACTGGTTCCGGGAAAACACGTTCTATTATGGAGCGATATGGTTATAGTAATGTTTTCCGGGTAACAGATTATGCGCACCCATTCGATGCATACAAAGGTCAGGATGTTGTAATTTTTGAGGAATTCCGGTCTGGCTTTAGTATCTCTGATATGCTTAATTATTTAGACGGTTACCCGGTAGAATTGCCCTGTCGATATAATAATAAATTTGCTTGTTTTACTAAGGTTTACATTGTCACTAACATTCCATTATCAAGGCAATATCCCATGATACAACGTGAGCAAAACGCCACATGGTTGGCTTTTCTACGCCGTATTCATAGGATTGTACATTATAAAGATGGTACTGTTGAATATTCAAAAATTGTTGTTTCAGATGATGGATTTACTACTATTGTAGATGATAATCCGTTTGAGGTGGCTCTTGATGGTATTAAAAGCGCTTCTTGCTAACATGCATTTCGACGGTCAAATTTCCGTCAGGCGTAAAGGTAAAGATTGGATTGAATATCTTTCTGGTGGCTCCCCTGTAAGGGTGAGTAAATTAAGTGGATATTATACGGTTGTCAGTACTTGTATTATCGATGGAGTTTTGATAATATATGTAGAGTAG